TTTTATTAAACGTGGCCATTATTCCTCAACCCTCGTGCCTACAAAACCATTGGCTGTCTTTTCAATCTTAATCTGAGCATTCTTGGGCTTTGCTAAAGATGCCGCCAACTCTTTAATTGCTTGCATCTGACTAGACATTGCAGTGTGTACATCTTGCTCTTTCTGCGCCGTGTTATCGTTCTTACTTGCAACCAAATGTCCTGCTATCTCAATCAGCTTAAGCTCTTTGTCTGACTCAGCTTTGATTTGAGCGGCTTCTATGTGAGACGTATCAGCAACAGGCTCAACGGCCTCAAGCGTACTTAAGTGTTCACTTCTAGCTTTATGCATAGCTAACTCGCGGTTAACCGCCTCACTGTCGGTGCGCTCTAAGAGTAATTTAGTCTCAGCATTGAGTTTTTCGGTCTCACCTTTGATCTTCTCTACTTCCTGTAGTTTTTGATCAACTTCAGCCATGGTCTTAGGTTTAGCGAGCTCGAGCTCAGCATCTTTACGATCTTCGGCTCGGCCGAGTAATGCGACTTGCAGCTCTTGGATCTTGTTTTGTTGCTCTTGCAGTTTGTTGGCCTGCTCTTGAGCTGCTTTCATTTGCTGCATTTGTTGTTTGTCAGCAGCCGACATTTCGGCCTCATTTGGGAATATCTCTTGAATATTCTCTGAGCCAATACGCTTGAAATAGTTTTTGATAATTGGAATAGCATTGCCACCAGCCTGCATAACGAGAGGCACCTGAGCTAACTCAGCATCTGCCAGCATCATTCTTTGGGTTCTGCTAGACATTTCAGGGTTGGCGCCACACACAACAGATAAGCCATCCGTTGCAAAATCTTCCTCATAGCTTGCTTCGTCATCGCCGACTACTTTTTGATAGTCCTCGTCAGTCAAATAATCACCGTTTAGCTCAAAGAATATTTTGAACTCATCGCCCATAGAATCAATGAATAGACCAATATGCGCGGTATGCTGAGTAAGCGATTCTTGAATCATTGCCAGTGCGGTGGTTGGCGCTGTGTTAGCAGTGATCTGTCCGCCAACATCAACATTAGCGGCAAAGCTTGATGCGGATTGACGAATAGACTCACGTAAATTGAATAAAGTAATCGACGGCTCTTTGAATTGCAGCATGTAGATAGAGTTCTGTAATTGCTCCGCCGGTATTTCGGTGGACATTATCGACCCCATCTTGAATTTGAAATCTCCTTGGCGTTTGCGGAAACCTTTTGCACTTATACCGCATTGCTGAGTAGCTAAGGTGCCTGAGTTTAACAAGTCGTTGGTAATCTTGTTGTCGCCCAGCGTCATCGCACCAATAAGATGAAAGAAGCCGACATCAAGGAATGAACCGTCATGGCTAGGTATAAAACCGTACTTACTTATAACCCCTTTGGGTTCGATGCGAACAACTCTAAACCCGGTAAGGTCTTCAGCGTCCGGGATTTCCGGCTGAGTGCCAAATTCTTCGGCCTCTTTCGTCAGCGCCGCTGCTCTTGCTCTCTGAGCCTCAAGAATCGGCATAGGTCGCATGTCTTTGTACTTAACGATCAACCCGGAATAATCAAAGCGAGCGACGATACGGACTACACTACCGCTCATTTTATGCAATGTTACAATGTAGGGTTCTTCATAGCCATCATCATCAAGATCAATCCAGCAATATTGCTCGAAGAAACAGTCGTCATTGTCAAAAGCGTTTTGCACTCCATTCTTTTCATTGCTGCCAGCGTCACCATCCGAACCTTCAGCAGCCATTTGAATTTTAGGCTCAACCCACAGTTTAGATTTGACGCGTTCAACGACACCGTTTTTATTGACCGCAATGATATGAGTGAATGAACGACAAGACTTTAGGTCTACTGTAGCTTGATTGACAATGAAGTTGGGGAAGTTAATGACGTCACTAACACAGCGACCTTTTGAGCTGTCGTAATAAGATTTTTTGAATGTGGTTCCGACATTGGGTAGAGAGTAGAGCAAGCGCTTCATGTCTCTGCGCCACTCCGGCATGTCGTGATTAACTTGCCAGTTTTGGAACACAGCAACACGATCGGCTCTTTGCGTCTTAGCTTTGATAGCGGATTTCTTTTCTTTGATCGTCGCCTCTCGGTCTGCAATTTCTTTCTGTACTTCTTGCAACTGAGATTCAATTTCAGGCGGCAATTGCTCACCCGATTGTTGCATTTCTTGCACTTGCTGATTGATCTGATCCAGAGTTTCTTTCATCTCTGCGACTTCATCTGACTTCGCGTCGATGACGTTTTGAATCGTAGCTAGACCAATGATCTCAGCCTTAACCAACTCAAAATCACGCATGATCTCGACGCTAGCACGATTGCCGAAATTATTTGACGCCTCAGTGAGTAAAGTAGATTTGTAGTTTGCGGCGCCATCCCACGGATCTGATTTGGCTAGAAATTCGGGCTTGTTGAGCTTTAATCCTTCGTCTACTGAGTCAATCCATTCTTTCATCGACTCTAAATCTTCGTCTGCGCGCTTCAGCACATCATCAGCAATCGTCGCAAGCTCAGTCTCGCTCAACTCCATTGCGATATTTGATTTCGACATCGTTGCTATTAGACTTTTAACGCTCATAATCTAGCCTGTTCAGTATTTTGACCGCTTCACGGATATAATCCCGTAATTCTAGACCATTTCAATCTTATTGTGTTCAGAATTCTTTACGCTAACAAAGGATTTCGATACCATCCGCAATCAACACAACCAAATTCTCATCGTCACGATCTTCATGCAAATCAATTTTATAAATATAAGTGTTCTCGTCACGCATATTTTCTTTAAGAGATGCATCCACTTTATCTTTGAGTTGTTGCCATGTTATATATGTGTCCATCATGCCCACCTCGATTTAGGAGCTTGGTAGTCGTCATCGTAATCGTCTTGTGCGCCTATGTCCATCTTGCGAATAGCGTGGCGCTTCATCATTAGCGCGTATCTAATCGCTGAGATTATATCATCTTTTACTTTGACTACGTCACCTTTCTCGTCGGTGTGATACTGCAAAAACTCCTCAAAAGTATCAGAAAGGTGGTCAAATATCCTAAATTTGTCTGATTTTATGAGATTGTATATCGTTGTTATGCCAATATGTAGGCCGTTACCACCCTCAGGCCATGTCGCATGCTCATCCAACATCATCCACCCAGCATCTTCGTAGTACGCCCTTTGCTGCTTAGCCGTACCTTTATCAGTCTGATGCCCATCATGTGGCCATGCTGTTGGTATGTCTTTTGCCCATGTCTTGATAGTTTCCCAAATTTCATAAGGCTGACGCTTTGACTCTTTTCTGGCACGAGCGACATAGACTATACCCTCATCGGGGTCTATCCAGAGCTGTACATGGGCTTGTGGGTGATCCCAGCCAAAGTCCATGCCGTTTATGATGTACCAATGTTCTGGGCAGTCAAACGCCTTGATCTTGCACGCATTGATATCCAAGTCAAATATTAATCCCGTACCATAAAGCGGCTCTCCCTCTGAGCGCATCTTGCGTTGCCAACTCGGGTACATACTCAGCAGCGATTCTTTAGTTTCTTCCGTCAGATGCAGCGCATCATTCCACGTTGCGCGCTGCATATACTGACTTGCGCCGGGGTTGTCCATAAAGCTGATAACTAGCTCAGTTCGACCATTTTCCGGCGTAAACGTCAGTATGCCTCGTCCGCCTCGTCCTCTGTCGCCTGTTGCGGTACGAGTAAGCACCTGCGGATATATCTGTGCGTTCTGAGGCTCTTCGTCGATGTGATACCAATCAACACTATCACCCATCAGCGCGTGCTGACCTTGCGTGTATGACCAAAATTGGATACGGCTAGTGCCACCGCTAATGTGTTTGACTTTGACCTCACGCACAGCTCTAGGCGTTCCCATCATCGGTATAGCATCGAGTATCAAGTCTTTGTGTATCAATCCACCAAGCAGTATGCCGTTGTGATAAGTGCCAACGAGCGGCGACTGAAGCAAGTCGCGAATCTTCTCGCCCGAGAATCCGAGCACCCAAATCAAAGGAGCCTGTTCGAATTTATGACCACCGTATCCTTCAGGATAAATTCCGGTAGCATGCATAGCGTCTATCAAACAGCCGGTGAATGTCTTGCCGACTCGGTTAGCAGCCATAAGCAAACACGCTCTACTACTAGCTGTCTGAGCCATAAATCTATGTTGCCACGGATAACAAATTGCGAAGGACGATTGTATTAACGTCTTCTCGGCTCGCCGATGTTTTTCTTCTAACAGCGTAAGTAACTCAATATTCTGAGCGCGGGTTCTACCCATTTTGCAAAGCCACTATGCGAGCGTTTAGCTCTTCGTCAGTGACGTTATCCATAGTGATAGTATTGTGCACTTCTGATTTTTCCGTGTAATCGTGTTTATTTAGGATGAGTTTCGTTATTGTCGAATTAAACGAGCCATTTAGCCCATTATTTAGCAATTCCTGAGCCTGTTTGTCCTTTAAAGTATTAACTATGTAAAGATACTCCTCATTTTCTTTCATCCAAGTATATAAAGTGGGTCTTGTTATTCCTATATATAATGATAGCGCCTCTATGCTTGGTATTACGTCTCCCCCTGCTCTCCAATCTTCGTCTACATATTTCCAAGATTTATCGATCACATCTTGATCGAGCTTTGTTTTCTTCCCCTCTCCAGGGCGGCGTGGTCTTTTTAGGTTTTCGTCTGCTACTTTAGTCGCCATTTCTGTGGCCTCTTGTTGCTGCTAGTGTTCAGTAATTTTACCATATTCCGCACAATAAAAAACCCACATTATTAGTGTGGGTATTCGCGATTGGCGACCCAGCGCATAGCTGTAATTTTTATCGTGTTCGAATTTATACAAACGCCCAAACAATAGCGCCCATGATTATAATGCCCAAAAGTACTAAGCATGCTGTTTCTATATGCGTCATTTTTGGCTTGTCGTCAACGAGAGTAAATTTTTGTTTTGATAGTGGGGGGTGGTCTTTACCGGAGCCTGGCATTATCTGCGCCTCTTTTTGATTGATTTATACGCCATGTTAGCGGCGCAAAATAGGACCCAGAATGTACCAACAAGCTGGCATATCTGGGAATATGTGATCAGGTGGAAAAGGCCGGTATGTGTAAACCACCATCCGATTTCGTGAGCTGACTCTAGGTGGTCATTGATTGCGCCAACAGCAACAACACCAGAACCCACTGTTATCCCTCCTATACCAGTTCCTATTGAGCTATGGCTGATCGCTGTCACGGCGCTTGTTGCACTTGCAGCGGTCTCGGAGTGATCTAGCATAGTCGCATACCCATAATATAACTCTTAAAACGATTATACACATTATTGCGAGCTGAGATATATTTGATAGGCCGTTTATTATTTCTGAGTATTGCCCCAATCCCCGCGCTCCCGATAATGATTAAAATCTCAGCGTAAAATATTGAGGTCATTATAGAGGCAAATTGAGCCCTAATCCATTGCGATTCAGACGCCAGTATGGCAGCGATCATTGCGGATAGCTCTAACGTAAAGACTGTTAGTAGTATTTTTTTACTGATTTTTGCAAATCGGTACAGCAACCCTATGCACAAGCAAGATATCAGGATGTGCCTTAGCCAATAACTGGACGGCTCGGTCGGCAGAATTAGAGGCAGATAGTAAATAAATACCAAGATAATTATTGCAGTTATGTGACGTCTATTGCTAGTCAGCATGTAAAGACAGCCGCTTCCATCGCCACACCTGGGCATTGATGCCTTAATCCGTAGCCAATCACGCTGCAAGCACAGATAAAAACTGCTATACATAAAATACATCGTTTCATCAAAAACCCCTATATTTACAGCATTTTATCACGATTTTACACACAAATCTATGTTTTCTAGACTACCGATCATCTACAAAAACCTACCGTTCGTCGGCAACTGATTGTGTATCATGATACGCATTGCTATAGTAACTACATGAGCTGAGGAATGACCCGAAGCCGAAAAAAACCGGAGAAATAAAATGAAATTAGCACTTAAAGAAGCAAAAGCTTACACATTCTACGCAACTGATTGCGAAAGCGGAAAAACAATAACATTACGCTTTGACAACAAAGAAAAATCAGGATTAATGGTAGGCAGCATAGTAGATGTTGAAGTTGAAGCGTATGGCAAAGATTTTAAATTCTTATCTTTGCTTTCTGAGCAGATGAGTGACGGCAGAGAAAAAGTCGTAGTTGATTTTGGTGATTACAAAATTGGAGATAAATTTGAAGAAACGGTCATTTTCGGATTGGGCGCGCCTTTTTTAAAAAGCGGCAAGAAAGTTCAATACGCATATTTTAAATAAACAATAACCGCGACTCATTGGGCGCAATTTGGAGAAAATCGTGAAAAAATACAGTTGGGCAAACGGCAAAGACGATTTTTATGTTATTTGTCATAATGACGGCAATTTTATGAGTGAGCATTTTCCGTACGGCATTTGCAGCCCAGTTTTTGGGGCTAGTAAATGGGAATTGATCGATATTTTAGAGGAGCAAGATAATGCTATCGAAATCTGAAATACTAATTTTAACCGCGATGCTAATCGGTGTCGCATTATTTACGGTCGCGTCTGTAGTTGCGGCTCAATATTATGGGCTAACTGGAGTAATGTTATGAGTATTGTAGATATTAATGCGTCAATTCATTGGCACCTTGTGTGTCTAAATACTGATCAGAGCGAGGGTGATCGTCATTTGCGTTGCTTGGGTCTTGCCGTTTTGTACAAAAAGCTTGAGATAGCTGAGTTGGTGCAAAAATGACATTTCCCGATCCCGATATTATGAGCAAATTGCGTGCGGACGTTAAAAAGAAACCTCGATCTAGCGCTTTATGTGAGCGCAGGCTTGCGGCGGGACTTGTGAGGTTTCAAGTGCACGTTTGGCTAAAACCTGAAACCCACGCTCGCCTAAAACTCCGGTTTGCTGTCATGCTTGCCGAAGAAATTAAACTTCAGAATCAGGGGTAAAAAAATGAAAAGATTGTCAGGCAAGCGTTTTTTTAGATGGCTGGGCTATATCGATGGCAGTAGCGGCAATTGTAATCTCGCAAGAAAACCTGTGAAGTGGCCGGACTGGGCAAAAAATTCTTATAAAGATGGGTACAATGATGGCATGTACCCGAATTAAACTTCAAAATGCGCAGGGATAGCGCTTACTGAGCCTGTTTGTAAGATTGATATTCCTTAAGCGCTGGCTCAGACCATTTTACACCAGCC